GATTGATTATAATTTTTATATTCAACCACCTGATTGTTTTTGTCTTTAACTTCCTCCATAGCAGGTGGTTGATTAAAAAATTTCCAGTTATCTGGTTTAATCAGCATCTTTGCTTCTTGTTTACTAATATAGTCAGGTATAATAGTTTCACCTGCCATTATTGCCCACCAATGATCGGTATCTGGTGGGTTGGTATCGCAAACGACACCATACCATGTTGGGCCACCATCACGCATAGATGGAAAACGACCAACACGCATAGAACAAGCATCAACAATACTTTTAGGAATCTCTCGTGCCTCATTTATCCATACCCCCGTTAATTCAAGAGATAACAATTTCTTTACATCTTCTGGTCTATCAAGAGCCAAAAAGATTACCTCACAGTCAATATCTCCCTTTTTAAGTTTGTGTGTGTAAGGTACACTCCAAGTAAAACCACCCCAATCTTCTTCGGGAAACCAATCTAGCCAAGTCTTGATTGTGGTTGTTTTAAGCTGTGGATTTGTGTTACGAATAACTGCCCAACGAGTTTTACGTATTCCTTCTTCATTTGGTTTTTGTGAGATTGCTCGTTTTATTATTTCAATACAACAAGCTACAGATTTACCACTTCCTACAGGGCCACGTATTCCTCTGAAGAAAGTATCATTTTTTAAGAATTCTTTTAGTACCTGTCCATCAGGTTTATAATTTAGTGATGCCATAATTAACCGCTAGTTCATATAACTTTTCTCTAGCTTGTTCAGATAGAGATTCTATGATTCTATCAGCTTCGTGGTTTGTTACCAACTCTTTTGGATAATGTTTCATATGTTGTGATTTAACAACAGTACGTAGTGTATCTATTTCTCTAATAGAATATTTAGTAAATATTGTCATACTTTTCTATATCTCCTTACTTTTCTTGCAATAGATTTTGGTTGTTTACTAAATTGTTTTCCACTCGCTTTATCTTTTCTTTTCTTAGCCGTAGTTCTCGCATATTCTTTTGATGATAATTTTTTAATGGCTTTTTCTGGTAAATAACGTTCTCCTGTTTCTGAAGATTTTTTTCCTGACTTTGTACGCCATTTTTGTTTTGACCATTTAGATAATGAGTTAGATTTCTTTTTAGCACCACTATATCCACCTCCTGCTTTTTTATATGCTTTGACGGCGGCTTGGGCTTTTCTTCCTGACCATTGACCTGCCGCAGTTCCGTGTGATGCTTGTGCTTTTATTCTAGCTACAATACGTTTCCATAACGAAGGATTTTTTTTCTTTGCTGTACTCATTTTTTTGCTGTGTTATATGATGCTGTTACTACTCGTAAATTACTTGGTGCATTATTTTGTGGGTTGCCATCTATATGATGAATATGTTTATTGTCGCCTTTTTTTACGATACCAAGTTTAAGAGCACGTCGTCTTGCTCTATTTCTTTTTACACGATCTTTTTTTGACGAAGAAGATGATTGGAAAGAATCATACTCGTGTCTATAATCTCTACTCATTACTATTTAAAATATGTTGTTTTGCCATTGCGTATGCTTTTTCTTTAGAATGACCACGTATCATTTTAAATTCTGCGTAATCTTTTATTTGTTTTTCTCTATGGCGTTCAAGTTCTGCAAGTCTTGACGTTTCCATACTTTGGGCAATTTTTTTATTTTTTTCTAATTTTTTATTCACCAATACCTCACTAGTTCAATTAATTCTATTATAACAATTAATCCTAAAAATAAAGCTAAAAGTGTATGATATATATTCCATAGAACATAATAATTTTTCTGTGGATATTTTTTAGTAGATTGTTTTTTTCTTACGACCATCAAAACCCTTATCGCCAAAGGGTGTACCACCCACTCCCATTCCTGTTGGTGTTCCTGTTCTGCTTCCTGTTGAAGATGTAGTTTTCTTTTTAATTGCTTGTAATATTCTTTCTTTTGTTCTTTGAAAAATATTTTTTTTCTTTTTTGTTGTATCTTTTTTTACTTCCTTTTTAGGAATGTTTTTATTGCCTTTTGCGGTTTCACTTAATCCTTTCATAATCTTTTTCATTATTTCTTGGTATCTTTTTGGATTAGTTTGTTGCAAATTTTTAAGATTTTTTTTTGTTCGTGCTTCTGCAAACTTTCGTGCTTTACGACCTTTATATACTCTACGAGCTATATCACCTGCAATACCAACAACAAGTGTACCACCTGCACCTGTGGTAATAATTTCTGACATTGAGAATTTATCTTTATCTTGTGGTTTGGGAACATCACTTTTCTTATTTTGTAATTCTATTTTTCTTGTTCTTTTGTCTTTGTTATCTGTTGCACGAACATCATCTTTACTTGTTTTTACTTCTCTTTGTTTAGATTCACCTTGTCTTATTTTTTCCATTTCTTCTTTAAGATTTTCTTTTGCTCGTGAACTTAATAAAGTTTTTTCCTTTTTTTTCTTGTTTGAATCAATTTCTCGTTTTTTTCCTACACCAAAGGCTTCTCTAGTTGTAGGTTCGTTTTTAGTAGAAATAGTTACTTTACCATCTTCACGTCGTCTAAGTTCATACTTTCGTTTTCCCATTGCACGAAGTTTATAGTCAGTAGGATTTTTCCGTAATTCTTGTTCGTATGTTCCTGTATAGGCCATAGAGTTATTATCCTTTCTTTTTCTTTTTTGTCAACATAAGCACTTTTCTTTTTACTTTGGCTGACAAATCTTTGAAGTGAAATAATTTTTTACTAGAAGATGTATGTGTCTTTCCAGAATGAAGATCCCCATTAGGCATCTTATGTGAACCACCTGTATGAACTTTACCATCTTTGGTATAATGTTTAACTCCTTTCATTAGTAACCTTTTTTCTTTTTCTTTTTAGTTTTTGGTGCTTTTGGCATTTTATATCCGGGCATTATTTCTTTCCTTTCTTTTTTTTATTTTTTAATCGTATTGACATTGCTTTGGCTTTACGTCTTGCATCAGCTTTACTTGAGGCACCCCACGCTCTTAATGACAAAAGTAAACGAGTTGGTCTACCTTTGCTATCTCGTTCAGGCCCCGGCATATTTCCCATCCGTGCTAAAAAAGATGCCCGTCTAGGATTATCTCCAGACTTGACCGGTGCTTTTAATGTACCACCTGTTTGTCTTTTATAAGATGCACGACCTTTTGCATTTAATCCTCCTTTAGGATTCTTACCTGCCTTTCTTTGCCACGCCGGTGATTTAGCCATTAGAATACCACGTACAAGATCATTGATACAATTATGTAAGTAACCATAACCGAACCTTAACAGAAAAAAAAAAAAATTACAAGCAACGAACCTTAAACGACTATAATGTCTGAGCACCACCTACCTTATAATCAGGCACGGGTTTTTCTAACCCACCCTTGTTTATTACTTCGGTGTTAGAAAAGCCGTGCCGCATAGTGAGGTCAGCTTTATGTGAATGATACTGGCAAGAGCCAGTAGCATTCGGATTGGGCTTACGCCAACAATCCCGATTACTTCAAGTCTATGTTTATACTGAAATCACCCTTAACCATATGTTGGTGCTTATCTGGTGCTTTGAATCCTGCCCTATCAAGTATATCCTTACTTGCTTCAAGTTGTACATACTCTGATTTCGCACCTGAACATAAATCAAGTAACCTTGATTGTGCTTTAACTGCACTCATCCCCAAGTTATGTTGTATCTGTTCAAACATATACTGTTGTACCTTCGGATTTCGTAGCATACGACTTGCACTTACTCTGGAACTATTCCCCTTGTATCCTGCGAGTTTTGACGCTTCTGTTATCGTACATCCTGTAGATACGAGAGTATCAACTAACTTCTTTGCTTTCGGTGTGATTTCATTGGTTTCTTTCATTGAAACGGACATACTCTTCATATATCAGCTACTGTTGAAAAAGTCAACATACCTGATTGCGTATGACGGGATTGTTAGAAAAACCACTAGTGGTAAGATTTGTAAAGAACAAATCTTTTCTAACAACCACTTACATACACTTTATGTTTAATTAAAGATTTAACGGAGCTTCGCACATTATAATGACAAGGACTCTTTCTAAAGAAACTGTCCTTACGCAGTCATATTTCTTCGGTGCTTACGCTCATTATATTTGACTAGCTATCCTGCAAAGACTCCTCACGAATTGATGGATGTATTGTTTGAGTCAAGTTATTTGTTTTAGTATTAGTTGCGTAAACATTGATGTCCTTCCGTTGTTAAGATTAATGGAAATTATCGAAGCTATAGATACCTACAAATATTTGAGAGGTAGGAAAGCCACCCCTTTATATAAAGGTAGGGGTGGTGGCTTACATTTTGTGCCGTCAGCTAACGGCAGTAGCCAACTCCCTCCGGTTTCCTCCATACCGGCCGATCCTAAAACCTCCGGGAGTTGCAAATTTTGTAGGTATCTATATTTCGTAATTTCGCTATTAATCTTAACAACGAAAGGACATAACAATGGCAACTAATACTAAAACAAATAACTTAACACTTCTTGATAATATTAATTCATTTGTTGATTTTATGGATTGTTCACATATTCCTCCGACATCTGATGGTTCTTCATATAGTGATGGAACATATGATGTTGAATGGAATGTTGATAATATCTTATATTATGGTGGTTCGTTATCATATACTATAAATCAAATTGAAGCTAAAAAATCTTATTATGACAATTTGACTTATAGATTAAATAATATGAATCAAGATACACACACCGATTCAGATATTGAAGATACAAAAGAAAAGATTGCATCTGTAGAACCTGTTATCTTTAACCTTTCTAAAATGGAAGCGTTACAACAAAGATTATTTTACGCATTTGTTGGACGTCATATTGGAATTGAAATTGGAGATAATACTTCAATTCAAAATTTAGTTAAAGATGTTAGAAAATATTTAGATTCTAAAAAAAGAAAAAATATGGAATCTAAAAATTCTAATAAGTTTGATATTGATTTAAATCAAACTGTTACTCTTAAATAATATTAACTTATTCCCTCTAGTCTTAATTGATTAGAGGGAATTTTTTTGTACTTTCTTTTGAAAAAGAAAGATACCAAAGAAAACCATAACTTTAGATTGGAGCATATAATGGCATTTCGTTATCATCTTATTTTGTTTTCAGTATTCATATATTCGTCTATAGTAGTCATAGATGGTTGGCATAAAAGTGAATTTGAATTCTGGACATCACTCATATACTTTTGTACATACATCTCAGTATACGGTGTTGAATTAATAAAGTATCTATCTTCAAATGAAAGACCTTAATTGGTTTTTCATTTGCGGATTTATATTTTAAAATGTGCAAACTTGATGACCTCACTATCATCAGCACTAAGCAAGGCATCAATGCACCCGTAATGCAGGACACACAAATCCTTCCTCATATATTGTCCTGCACTATGGTTGCATAGCCCGACTAGTTGCTATAAAACTGACTAGCAATGTGCAACTATGTCAAGACTAAATAGGTTTGAATCCTATGCTTGGCAAAAGGTTTTTGGAATTTGTACCTACTTGACGACTAACAAACAAAAACATTTAAACTGTAGCTACATCTTTAACAGAACGAGATGTAGCTATAGCTATATTAGACTTAAAAACAAAGGAGTATATTATGTCTAAGTATTTAAAAGAAGATTCACGACAACATCATTACGAAACTATTGTGCGTGAAGAACACGTCAAAGAAATCAATCGGATCAATACATTCCGAGAGATGTCTAATGAATATCAAGATGTCATTCAAACTAAATATGCAGATGATACAGTTTCACACGATCAATTTGGTTTAGCTATGACATACTACAAAGAAATGGAGTTCTTAACAAAGTTATGTCTATTGCAAATAGAAAACAATATGATTTCAGATGAATATGTAGGTTATATGAAAGATATTGCTAAAGCTGTAGACAAACTAGAAAGGATTGCAAATGGCTCTACAAAGTAAAAAATTATACAGATGTAAGGTTACAACTAGTGAAACAACTTATGTTGAAGCAGATTGTGAAGAAGATGTAAAAGAAATGGCAATTTGTGGTCAAGTTAACTCGGTAACTGACCAAGAAGTTTTTGTTTCTAACATAGAGGAGGTGAAAACTATTGGCGATTGAAGCACTAGAACAACAATATGAGTGGGAGTTGAATTCTGAACTTTACACTCTACAATACCTAATTAAGTGTGAGTATGAGATGCGAACAATACTTAAATGCACAGGTGCTATTGAAGTGGCTTTGCATAATTGTGAAGCGAAAGAGTTATCGCAAGATAATTTGGAACGCATCACCACTTCTCTAACCATACTTAAAGAACAAGCTAAGGGGCTAGCTGATCTACTACGAAAGGAAAAGTATGACCTTTAGCTTAACATTAATCTAACCATAAACAAAGGAGTAAATATGTTAGATGATATAAAAAAAGACTACGAGTTTCCAACAGAAATGGTGGAACTTGAAGCACTAAACACGACAGGCCAAATTGGTAAAGACAATTACAAAGTACCTACTGATATGGCTAGAGCGTGTGTACGTACAGATACCGGACAAGTTCTAGGTATTCACGGCAGTAAATACAAACCTATCGCACACAAAGATGTGGTTGATAAAGTTATGCAAGGCGTTGAAAAGACGGGTATGTTTGACTACGAAACCAAGATAGAAGTCTTTGAGGCAGGTGCAAAAATGCGTGGCTCTGTTACCTTCAACAACCTTGTAGTAGAACCACAGAAAGATGATATTATTAAGTTTCGTATCAACTTCTTCAATTCATATGACCAATCGTGGGCATTTGCAACTATATGTGATGGCTTACGTTTGTGGTGTATGAATGGTTGCACTACACCAATGAACGCATCAACATTACGATTCAAACATACAACGAATGTAAACATTCAAAGTATTACAGATCGTGTAAAGTCTGGTCTTGATTTCTTTATGGATTCTGGTATGGACTATTCACAATGGGCACATATCAAGTTGCATCCACATTCAGTTCAAAGATTTCTTGAACAAACATTATGCAAAACATTCAAACGTTCTTCTAATTCTATACCTTACAATGTAACAAGAACAGAAACATTACTTGAAGGTTTTGATAGAGAAGCACGATCATTAGGTAGAACTAAATGGGCATTGTACAATGCAATGACATACTGGTCAACTCATACTGATGGACAGCGTGGACACGCTATTCGTAAACGTAGAGAAGATGAAGTGTCTAAAACATTAGGTTCTGTACAATGGAAAGAACTAGTTGCATAGTAGTATATAAATAGTATAATAAGAGTACGAAAGGAATATATTATGACCGAGGGTGAAATCTTTGATGAGGTAGTTGCCCGTCTTGGTGAATCAGAATCTATACAAGAGTTTAGACATGCTGTAGAACCATTTGCAGAAACAATAATCTCATCACCACTATTTCCAAATGCCAAAAAAAGTCGTTTCAATGATGTTACATATCATATGTGGAACGATTATTGGTCTGAAAAATATTTATAGAATCATATGCAAGGTCTTTTTTATATATTTTGTGTGCCTTGCAATGATTAGGTTTGGGCGTACCTAGTTATGAGAAAACGCCCACCATAAATCCATTAAAACAAAGGAGTATATTATGGATAAATATAATGTTGACTTAAAATTTGATCGCCAAACTTTAAAGTTTGGTAAGTCGCCAAACACGTGCGAGTTCATTGATTTTCATTTAGATAACCCAAAAGTTTGGGAACTGTACCTACAGTTTGCATCTGATATGGTACATCACGGACACAAAAAATTATCAAGTGAAATGCTTATCAATCGTGTTCGTTGGGAAACAATGGTTAATACTACTGACAAACAATTCAAAATAAATAACAATCACAAACCTTATTATGCAAGACTCTTGCTCTCAACACAAAGGTTTAAGAATACAAAGTTCCTTGAAGTTAGACAAAGCTGTGCAGATGACTTATCATATTCCGAATGTGAAATATTGATGAGTCCATATGTATAGAATTGCAGTCAAAGAATTACAAGAAAGACGGCAACACCTAGGATTATCTTCGCAAGAAGTTGCAGAAAAACTAGGTGTTTCCGATTCGTTAGTATCGCTTTGGGAATGTGGTAAAAAGCAACCAAGCAGCACTATGTTTTTTAATTGGATAACTGTGCTTGGCTTTAACTTTATTCTCAATGTACATCAATCTCAAATCCCAAAAACTTTTGAGCCAAGCTACGATACAAAGCGTTGGATCACAGAAGAATTTGGAGAAAGGTATAACTATGAGCAAGAACTTAAAATCTTTATCAACCATTATCGGGCAGGTGCGACAACTAAATCGGATTGGCAGTACGCTTTCCGATCTTGGTTATTGCGTTCCAAGAAATTCCAATCCAATACAACTCAAACCACCGAGGGTACTGCAGAACGCCGTGAGCGTATTAACAATGTCTTTGCTATTAGCAATAAAACAAAACAAAGTAGATGAGTATGTAGCTACAGAAGATGATGCCACTAAAAGTTTACATTTATTAAATGAAACATTACGACATTGTAAAAAATTAATGTTACCTGCAGATCCTAAATATATAGGCACGGCTATAGAAATGTGTGCCTCTACATTTGGGTGTGATGTACCTAATGAACTTGGTTTAAAAATATACAAAGACATATTAGCAAAATATCCACAATGTATTATAGAAGAATACACAATAGAATTAATAAAGACTTACAAATACAGGAGGTTGCCTGTACCTGCAGACTTTTTAAATATCTATGAACCACCATACGAACACGGAATGTTGTTCATAGAAAATACATATTTAAAAACAAAAAAGTTTGCAAACATAGTACAAAAGTGCTATAAAATAGATACGAAAGGAGTATAATATGCAACCAAAGAAAAAAGTAGAACGACCTAAAACACTTGGTGGTTCAGATGCTGTACGCATTATGGAAGGTGATTGGCACACACTCTGGAAAGAAAAGACAGGGCGTCAAGAACCTGCCAACTTGGATCGGGTGTTACCTGTACAAATCGGCATTGTTACAGAACAATTAAACAAGCAATGGTTTGTTCAGGAAACAGGACATAAACTATTACCGGCTAGTAATCAACACGAATTCACAGATGGATTTCGCCACGCTAGTCTTGATGGAATGGTAAATGTTAGTGACAAAATATGTGTCCTAGAGTGTAAGCATACCAATGCCAACAACACTTTAGAAAATGTTATACGAAAATATATGCCACAGCTACAACATTATATGCAAGTTGCAATGATGGATAGAGCGTACCTCTCAGTAATTTTTGGTAATATGAGATACGAATGGTGTGAAATAACATACGATAATGATTACATAAAGATGCTTTACGAAATGGAAGATACCTTTTGGAAGCAACATATATTAAATGACAAAGAACCAGAAAATATAAAAGCAGAAAAAATAATACAAGACTATACAAATAACATAAAAGTAAACGATATGATTCGTATTGATATGGAGAAGAACAATGAGTTTGTAGCTAATGCACATACTTGGCGTGAAACGAAAATACCATACGATCAACACCGAGCAGTTGGTAAGGTATTGAAAGAACTAATACCTGCCAACTGTCGTCTTGCTGAAGGTGGTGGTATCAAAATATCACGAACAAAAGCAGGACACCTAACCATCAAAGAAAACAAAGGAGGTTAATATGATGGGTAACATTGAACCAAGAGTAAAGAAAATACTACAAGAGTATGATCTTAAACCCGAACACGCACTCTGGGAACTAAAGCGTGGTGGTAAAGCAACATTAGTTATGTTGCACAAATACTGTGAACTTGTTGGAGCTAAAGCAGGTGTTGTCATTGATGACATACTTGAAGTAGAAACAAACTCTGCACAAGGTATTGCAGTAGTTAAATGCTATGCACACAATGACAAAATGAAAGTCATTACCTACGGAGAAGCAAGTCCTAAAAATAGTAAGGTTGCTTATCCATATGCAATGGCAGAGAAACGTGCTGTAGATAGAGCCATACTTAAACTTGTTGGATTACACGGCTTTGTATATTCAGAAGATGAGTTTGATACAACAGATCAGAAGATAGGTTCTGCAGATGATGACGCTATTAAAACATTTCTTACTAATATTGAAGGTAGCAAAACTATTAAACAAGCTACCGGATATTATGAAATGGCAAAAGTAAACATAGCTAAAGCCAAGAAATCTAATCCGGGATTGTATCAAATGGCTGTAGCTAAATATGAATCTAAACGAAAGGAACTACAAAGTGTATAATAAAATTACATTGATAGGTAATCTAGGTGCTGACCCTGAAATAAAACAAACAGGTGCAGGATCTAATTACGCCATCTTGTCTTTAGCTACAAACAGAGTAGTTAAAGGCGAGAAAGATACCGAATGGCACAAAGTTGTTGTTTGGGACGATAAGATTGCTGACATACTTTCTAAATATAGTAAGAAAGGTAGTCGGGTTTTATTGGAGGGAAGATTAACATATCGGGATTGGACAACCGAAGATGGTGAAAAACGAACCAAAGCTGAGATACACTTAGATAGGTTCAATTCAGAAATGAAACTTATGGATTCTAAATCTGATAACTCTACACCATCTGTAACTACAGATGAAAAATCAAAACCACGAGGATTTGAAAAAGAAGGCCTTGATGATTTTGATGATGAGATTCCAATCTAATGTTTAAAATATTTGTTGTTACACTATGGTTAGAATATGAAGGTAGATTATATATGAAGTATGCTGTACCTTTACTAGCCAAGTGTAACGTCTTTACGTGGTGGAGTGTGCAAGAACAATTCAAAAATTCTGTAGTTAATGTAGCCGCTATGAAGTGCACACGATTTAAAGATTTTAGGTACGATAGGAGGATTTATGACCGCAAATGAAGCACGTGTATTAAAGTTTGTAAAAGACTTTTTAAGTATGTATGGGTTTAGCCCATCTTATAAAGAGATTGCAGAACATCTAGCGTTCTCATCACCTTCACAAGCACATAAAATATGTATGCAATTAGTGAAGAAAAATAAATTAACCAAAGGTGTAGGTGCAAGAAACCTAGAAGTATTAGGCACAGATTGGTATGCACACGCACCATCAGATACAGAGCCAAAAAATGGGAAAGTTTAGCAAGAGCAAGGGATATAGAGTAGAAGCAAAACTTGTAAAGGAGTTTGTTAAACACGGAATAAAAGCACGGCGACAACCAATGAGCGGAGCGATACCAGATTTCCCTTACGACATAGAAATAAGACAAGAACCTTGGCACAAACTAAGCGTGGAAGTAAAGGCACGAAAAGATGGAGCCGGATTTAAAACACTAGAAAGATGGAAGTCGGGTGCTGACTTGCTGTGCCTACACAAAGACCACGGCACAACAATGGTATGTTTAGACTTGCCTTTATTTATAGATATATTAAAACAAAGTAATGAACAAGATTAATGAACAAGGGCAAATAGTTGACGACAATGGTGTACCCATTAAAGATCACAAAGGAGAAATTATAGTTGTACCCCTAGAATATAGATACAATTATCAAGAGTATCAAAAAAAAGATTAGTCTATAGGTAGAATAAAAGTAGAATTAGCCCTACAACGGCTATAGCTGAGTACAGAGGGTAAGCTGAAATCTGAAGTATAATCTTACCCCAAACCTTACTGCACACCCTTCTAGCCTTCTCTATGCTTGACATTTTTGCCTCCAAATAATCTATTATGGTTTTTTGTTTTTGTTTTGCCATTGTTGTCCAATTTTTTCTGCACTACGCCCAACAGTATAACCACCGACACCAATCATTATAATATCTAATAATGAGTTTTGCACGGACTCAGGAATGTTAGGTGCAGTAAATCCAAACCAATGTGCTACCATTAGTGCGGCAAACAATAACATCATTATTGGTCGCCAACTTCTTTGCAACCACGTACCTTGTGCTTCTAATTGTATAACAGTTGCGGCGGCTTCTATTTCTTTTAGATCGCCTGTAATAATTTTGTGCTGTAACTCAGCTTTAATTTTTTCTTTTTCTGCTTTAGATGTAATGACTTTATCTACAGTAGAAAATATTGATTTAGCTATAGGTGCAAGTAAAGGTAACATTAGATTATATTATTGTAAAATTTGTGATCGCCAATAGTAACTACAGGCGTTTGGCCTTGTGCCCATTTAGGCATAATGTTTGTAGTGTGATAATGCGTTGACCCTTCTGTATTATCTTTTATCTTTTCTTCTAATACCAAATAAGCAAGAGCAAACATTTTTAAATAAACTTCATCTACCATTGGTAAATTCTCCATCTTTTCTTTATTAGGATCACCTTCATTCCAACAACTAAACTGCCATTCTTTTAAACAAACTTCTTTTGGTGTGTTGCCATACCAACGTCTAGCCTCGGCTCTATTTTTTATAACACTAGCTACAGCAATCTGACCACTAGTATCTTGGTTGCGAGATTCACCCCACATTGTCTTTGCCATTATGTCTAAATCTTCAAACGTCATATAAACTTTAATAACTTTAACTCATAATATATAAAAATCAAGAGTCCTGCAATAGCTAATGATGCAACTATAATTGTTTTCCTGCGTTCTTTTTCTTGTTCTAGTCGTTTTAACTCTCTTTTTTTCTCAGCACGGGCACTAGCAATTTCACCTTGTAATCGTTCCCATTGACCCGGTGAACCATATAATAAAAAGATTTCACGCAACTGATCACGCATACGAGCAAGTTCTTCTTTACGAAGATGGGCTTCTATGGCTGTTTGTTCTACCGAACTAAATTTACCAAACAAGGATCTTCCTTTTTTTTCTGCGTGTATTTCAATGTTTGCTTCACCTATAGCCCACTTTGATATATACCCACTTAGACTAGACAAGTCTTTACCTACCTGTATACCTTTCATAATTACAGAATGAGCAGTTTTAACTGCGGCAAATGCTGAAAGCGGATCAATCATTAATGTACTCTTTCGTAATCGTAATATTCTTCAAAGCCTACAGATTCTATAAACTCCTTAGCTTCACTTAAACTGTCAAAGGATTTGGCTTCTATAACCACAACATATTGTTTGCGGTATTTTTTAACTTTGTATGTTAATCTAAGTTCTTCCATATAAAAGACCAAGTATTATAGTTATCAACAATCCAATAATAGATGCACTTGATGACCATAGCAATACCTCTAGTCTTTTAATGCGATATTCAACAGCATCAAGACGTTGACCTGTCATTTGTCTATACACGACACATTCTCTTTCGTGAGCCCTCATTTCTTTAGCTACATCTTTTATAGTACGTGTGTCCATTATTTAGGTTTCTCTGGCATAGTAACAGCTTTAGCTTTATCTACTGTATCTATATCTTTAGTTATATCTCTTAGCTTTTGTCTATAAGTTTTCCAATCAGCAGACATTGTTAAATCTGACATACCCATCCAATCACACTCAGCAAGAAGGTTAGTTCTTTCTTCACGAATACTTGCCATTAGTCTGTCATACTCACCTTTAGCCCACTCTACATCTCTAGCTTCAAGTTCTTTGATTTCGTCAGCAGTAAGTTTTACCTCAACACCATTAACCATTTTAGTTTTATAAATAGACATATTTACCTCCTTTCTTTTAATCTACTATTCCATAAACAGTAATTGTTCCTGCATAATTACCACTTGATGTTTGAAATTTAACATAGGGTGTTATGGTTGTAGCATTAAACCTACCATTTATAATTGATGTAAACACATAATTAGTTGAACTATTAAAATTTAAATGTCCGTGATACCTTGCTTTAACTGAACTATCGTTTATTGCAAAAACTGTGATTTCAAATGTAGCATGGTCAGAGTTATTTGGTACATAATAAGCTACTGAAGCACCTCCTGTATCTGTTTGTCCAGACCTATGCCAACTTGTATAACTAATGGAATCATTTGCACCATTAACATCAGTATGATTTCTAATACCACCTTTTTGAATTTGTGTAGAAAAAGTATCTGATGCAGTTCCAAAAAACATATTTAAATTTGGATTACTTGCAGAAAAAGTGCTAAGATTATGTCCAAATATTTTGTATGCTTTATATGTTGTGCCTATTGTTGCACTCGTTAAATCTAAAGTAATAGATGGATTTGAACCATCATTTGTACTAGATACTAATTTAACCAACCCACCTGTTGCAAAAGGCAATGCAGTTACACTAGATAAAGAATTATTATTTGCTCTAATTATTGCCATTATTCTACTATCCCATAAACTATAAACAATCCTTCATCAATAGTTCCTGTTGATGGAAAAAATTTAATATAATTCATAGCACTTGTTAGAGAACTAGTGAAATAATTTAAATTACCATAAATATTATTATTATTGTTATAGTGAATCCAATTACAAATATATTTTTTATAATCATTTGTTCCAGAACGACCAAAGTTTGTTAAATCAAATTCATAATAATTTCCAACATTTGCTTTTAAATTCCAACCTTGAAAGTCATAGTAATTTGAAGTGCTTCCCGAACCAACAGCATGAGAATTAGAAATTAACTGTGCATAATGAGAACCAAAATTACCAGTAAAAGAAATTGTAGACCCGTTGTCTGGTGAATCTGCAAATCGTAAATCTGATGGTGTTGAATGTGTAAGATTATGCACTACTATTTTAAATCTATTATAGCCTGTCATAGTAGAACTATTAAACACAACTTCTGAAACACTAGAACTTACATTTGTTTCTGTAATTTTAACTAACCCACCTGCATTTCCAAAAGATAGATTACCACTTCCATCTGTAATTAATGCTTTGTTTGCACTTGGTGCTGTGCTAGGCAAGGTTAATGTATATGATTGTGCCGCACTATGAGGTGGGCCTTTAATTGTTACTCCGTGGCTATTAGTTTCGCAATTTAATTTTATTGCTCCCGAATCTGATCCTGCTCCCTTTGATATAATTGTAGGTGCAGTAGCTAACTTATCATTAGTTACAGTATTATCACTTGGTGTACCTATATTAAGAACATCACCTAATACTAAAATAAAATTTATAACATCACCTGTTACCAAATTACTTGCAAAAGTAAGTGTGCTACCAGATACAGTAAATGAAGTGCCCGGACTTTGTATTATACCATTTAGACTTACGATCATATGGTTCGCAGAAGCCGGTACATAGTTTGCAGAATTATATTGCATAGTGTAGGCGGCTTGACCATTAACTACAGATATGGTGTCTAGCTTTATAAAGTTTCCTGTTATAGGTTGTTGTCCAATATAAGGCATTAGTTTGCTATCTCCAACCACATAACTGTACTAGGTGAACCTGCAAAAGCACCATCATAACTTCTATTTATATACAATGTGCCAGAGTTTACTTTAAGTTGACATTTTACAGGTATAGCCGAACCATCAGTATTTGTTATACTTGTAAATATTGTTGAAGGCATATATGCATTAGCATTTAATGATGTACTATTATAAAAAATATGTGTAGCATCTGGTGATGAACTACCTGTTGATAAAAAATCTGAACCATCAACAACCCATTTATAATAAGTATAAACATTTGTTCCACCATCTGCATTTGCAACACCAGATATAAGTACAATGCTACTAGAACTTGATGGTGTAAAACTACCAAAATCTAAATCATCTGCATAAGAAGTTGCACTTGACCTCGTAGAATTTGTTGTAATCTTTGTAATTTTATGACTCAATAGTTTACCTCCTACACCTGTTGTTAACGAACTTGCTAATATTTTACTTAATGGCATAATCTATTCCTTTGGGTATTTATCCTTAACTGTTTTTATTGTTTTTTTCCATTCATCTATACCTTTATGATAAATAGTATCTAGTTGTTCTTCTATTCTTGGGTATTCTTTTTTTCTTTGCATCTTATATTCATTAGCTTTGTCTACTTTATCTAATTCTGCCTTCTTTGTTTTGATTTGTTTAACAGTAATTTTGTTTGGATTGTTATCAAACCAAGTAATTTTATCATAATCTTCACCTACAACTTTTACTCTTGCATTTGAGTCTAAAGCTAATATTGCATCAACTATAATTGCCATTATGCACCTATTTCCATTAAAGTAATATTTGAAGTTGGAACTGCTGTTTCTTTATTATTGTAAGTATATCCTCCACCATTAATTATTAAAGTTAATGAGCTTAAACTACTTCCATAGTGGTTTGCATAAGCAAAAAAATTATAAGTTGTCGCTGAAGTTGTATTTGGTGAATCTAAAAAATGTAAAAGTGGTGCTTTATCTGGTTTTGAATAACTACTAGCAGCTATTATTGAATGACCAGTACCTACACCACTATTCCAACTACTTGCATCACCTTCTCCAATAATAGTAGAACCTCTTTTTATTGTTACACCATAAGTTTGCACACTTGAATTAGTTGAGGACATAGATATAAAACCTGTAATCAGGATTTTACTACTTGTTGCACTTGGAGTTATACTAGCAGTTAACACTTGTACTTTGTTATCAACATTTGTGCTTGAATAACTAGCGTATTGATCATCGTGAACATTAACAACTTGTAAAACTTTACCACCACCTGCTTCTGCAAAACTATTATCACCTCTTAAAAATGTACTGCTACTTGCTGTGCCTGTTGCTGATAATTTTGCTATTGAAACCGAACCATCTGCTAATTGACTTGTACCAACACTACCACTTGCAGGATTAATTGTACCTACGGCTCTACCTAAATATATACAATACATATCATCTGATCCTGCTGTTGCTTCAGTTAATGTTAAACTTGTACCAGAGGCAGAGTACGCATATGTAGGTTCTTGTCTTACATTGTTTATATATAATGCAATATCATTAGCATTAGTTACAGATTGCGATAATGTATAGTTTTGAGTTGCACTAACAGAAAAATCTTGTTTAACAAGCGATTGTGAAGATGTAGTAGGAGTAACACCAAGATAAGCCATTAGGTTATCTCCATTATTGACAATGCTACATCCAATGAAGCTGATGCACTTGCTTGTGCTTTAACAACATCAGTTGTTTGCACGACAACTTTTTGTCCTCCAAACACTTCAAGTGTAGTGTTAGCCGGTATATCTACTGCTTTTAACAAAAAGATGTTAGCATTAGTTTCTGTATCAGAAGTATCACTTACTAATTGTACATCTGCAGTTATTGCACTTGTTGTTTTATTACACAATGCCATACCTAATACAACTGTACTTGTGCTCGAAGGTACAGTATAAATTGTATCTAACGAACTATTACTTACACTTGCTTTTGTTTTTACTTTAAATGTATTAGCCATAATGTTTCCTATATTAACCTAAAGCAATAGCTAATGCAACAGGGTCGGGTGCTGTGTTAGTAATCGTTACTGTATCTGTTGCACTTACAGCTACTTGCATATTTGTTCCTGCCGTAAAAGTTAATGTATTTCCATTTGATATTGTTTGTGATGTAGAGCCATCTGTAATTGTAAAATCATTAAATGTACCTGTTCCGTCTGCACCATCTGAGCCGTCGCTACCCGGATTTCCTTGTGCACCTGTTGCACCTTGTGGTAAACCTAATGCTAATACACCTGTAGATGTATTATAAGATGCTGTAGCTGATGCTCCGGGTGATAATGTGCTTACTGTTACACCACCTGCAATAGGTTGTGAACTTACAGAAACATTACCAGAACCATCAAAAGATAATATTTTATTGGCTCTAGTTGCCGGTATTGATAATGTAGGTGTTGTGTCATCACCATCTGTTAATCTTATACTTCTTGTAATTTGATCTTTATTATCACTAAATATAGCAACAGCTTTATCTAATTCTGTATTTAAGGCAGTAATATCAAATGTGCCATTGACAGGAAAATCTGTTGTTCTTTCTATAGTAATACGTCTAACAACTACAACTTTATCATCTGCTGTAAGTCCAGAGCCAAATGTAATAACTGCACCTGTACCAAACTCATACGCACTATCGCTAGAAGAATTACTAGCTGTTACTTTATACGTAGTAGTTGTAGTAGGATTAGCATTGTATGTAGCTAATGTACCATTCTTATAAACTTGTAAGTCAGCTATACCAAAAAATTCAAATGTAATAGTAAACGCAGTCTGTCCACCTGTAGCTGTAAAAACTTGTCTACCTGTATTTTGTGCTGATGCAATCGTCATTCTTTTATTCCTGTAATTGTATCATATATATAATCAATCATATGCTCTATCCCTAAAAGTGTACTTCCGGGTAAAAGTCGTTTTATAGTATCGTGTTTTTCTTCTTCTGTAAATCGGTTGTCAGATAAAACTGATATTAAATCATAAACTGCGGCAGGGCCTGCACCTACAACACTTTTAAAAGCGTCTTCTCCAGACACTTCTCCAAATCGTGCATCTTGTCCTAATAATGGTCTTAATCCTAATGGAGTTTCAAATGCTCCTTGACTTAAAGTTTCTAAATGAAAATTTAAATCTCCTAATAATCCTGTAATACCTGACAATTCTACACCTCTTATTGTTCTTTCAACCCAATTTTTATTTTCCCAATATGATGGATTTTTTAAAAAATCTGCGGCAACGCCTAATGCAATCATACTCATCATACCATTTATAACTACTGCACCTTTTTCTCTACCTTGCACGGCAGATAGGAATACTTTACCATTTGCTCCCATCATCCAACTAAAAAACTGTGTTAATAATTGTAAAGGTGCAATATTTATTTTAGCACCAAATTCTGTTGCATCAAATTTTGCTCCTATAGGAAATCCAATCGTATTTGCAAATTTTCTAAATAAATTATTATTAAATAATTGTCTAGCACCTTCACTATTAATACGAATAACACCACTCATCATATTAGGTACATCTGCTGTTGTTGGTGTTACAATTCTTCTATCTACATCTGTTCTTAATGCTTGTGCAAATATTTCTCTTGCTGTTTTACCACCTGCTATCTTATCCCATTCTCTTACATTAGCTAAATAATGCGTCCCCCCACCTTTTTCTACTGCCTCTATTGGCATACTTGCTATTAATTTTGCATTATTTTCATCAATACCATATGACAACAGCCGTTGTTGTCCTTTTACATCTAATAAACCTTTTGACCAAGCTACACTATCTTCTAAAAATCTATGAGCACTTAGTAATCCGTTAAAAGTTTTAAGAAAATATGTCAATGGTTGTAAACCATTAAATGTATAAAAATATTCTTGTGCCCTTTCGGCGTGTCTGCCTATATATTTATCTAAAATATTGCCAGATCGTGTAGCATCAAGATGAATACCACCTTGCCATACATATCTATTAGTCATAGACATTGCTAATTCCATTAATGGATTTAAATAATGCACATCTGCCATATTACTTTTAGCAAAAGGGTTCATACTACGGCTAACAGCATCTTTACTAAAACCATTAAAATATGTTTTCATAAAACCATCTACCATTATTGGTCTAGCTAATTCAGGTAATCCAGATATTGTAACTTTGCCCATATAGGCAAGGTGAATTACATTTTCTAGCAACTTTGTGGCTCTTACAGACATAGATGCAGGATCACCTGTAAAAAATGTGCCTAACAATTTATCTTTCTCATCTATATAAGCGTTAAGTATTCTATTTCTATCTGTAGCACTTATACCTTGGCTTATCATATCAATTTCTTTGTTTATTATGTAATCTCTCATATGTACATCACCAAAACGGCGAGTAAATTCAATAGAAGCACCTATTTTTTGAGCGTAACTTCTCATAATAAAATTAATATCTGTTTCAATAAATTCTTTTATTTCACTTATTGGCAATAAAGTATCTCTTTCAAGTAATTGTTTTGCACCAATTTTACCTCTACCTCTATATGTTTTATCTATGCCATTTGCATTATCAATATTCATAAAAGATGCTTGTTCGTTTCTAATATCATCAAATCTACGCGCAGTTTCTGCTTCAATAATTAAATCTCTTTCATTTAATGGTATTTTATCTGATTTTTTCATTGATATACCATACTCTTTAGCATAACTAAGTTGTCTTAAATTATCTCTTATTGATATATACTTAGGATGACCAGAAGAATGTGGTACGCCTTTATTAGGTTGCGATAACTTTTGGCGTATTAGTCCTTTTAATTGATCTGCTTGATCATTTACTTTATCTAAACGCCATATAATTGGCATATAATCTTTAATAAGTGATGTATCTTCATCAAATTCTCTTATTTCATTATTTATTGATTTAACATCTTGTTTTAATTTTTTTCTTCTATCTAATAAAGCCTTAATTCTAGGATCACCGGCAGGTAATTGTGTTACATTACGATCAATTTTTTCTATTGCTGATTCTAATCTTAACAAAGTACGCTTCATTGTGTTTTGATTAGCATATAAACCTAATAATGAGTTTTGTTCGTTGTAATATTTAAAAAAATTATCTACTTGTTTTAGTGAATTTTTTACAGCTTTTCTTGTTTGTGGATCAAAGTGTACTAAAATTTCTTTATCGGCTCTAGCTTCACCAACAAGTTCAAAATATTCTTGTTTGCTCATTCGTTTTTTACGAGCAGGATCACGAAGAATAGCATTTCTTATATTACCAAAAGTTGATTCCACTGCTACACGGAAACCTTGTTTTCGTCTTTCCCAATTTGTTTGAGTTGCATTACCACCCATTAATTTATGAAAATCATCTTCTACTTTAGCTATAGTTTGTATATAAAAACCAAAATGTTTTAGACTTAAATCTGTAGCTATAGAGGTTGGTGATGCTCTACCCATTTTATTTAGTTGTGTCTGTGTAGCGTGATTACCGGATATTTGATACAAGTCCTCCATATATTGTAATTTTTGTTTTTCTGTAAGTATTTTATTTTTAAATATTTTTTCTAGTCCTCTACGCAATGGACTTACTTTTTCTAATGTTCTTAAAAAACCATCTACATCTGTTCGTAAATAAGCATTTTCTGGTCGCACACTATATTCAACTGCCCATTTATTTACAGCTTTTTCGTGTTCTAATTTTGATGCAAATTTGTCAGGTTTTACATAAATTTTTCTTCCAATAGCTTTTATAAACTCAAAGTGCATATAATCATCCATTGTTTTAAACATTTTAGCTATTGGTATATTTAATTTTAAATCTTTAAATTCTTCTTTATATGTTTGTGTAAGCCATTTTTGTTTTATTCCTACATCATCAAATGTAATTTGATTATTTTTTTCATTAAACTCGGCAACTGTTCTATGTAATAAAGGCATTTTAGCATCTGGTGTATTTGCAAGATTGTTTTTTATTGCAGTAAGTTGTTCTTTTGTATATATATTACTTACATCATCAAATTGTTTTGCATTGCCTTTAACTTCTACTTTAGCTTCTTTATGTTTTGCAGTAACATTTTTTTTATTATTGTAAAAAATTTTATTAGTTTTATCTTTTACAAAAATAATTCCATTTTTTAAACTTGTAGCATCAAAATAAAATTTAGTTCCTGCAGGTGATAATTTAACATTTGCTTCTTCAAATGCTTTATTATAATCATCTATATATTGTTTTACATTTTTGCCAAAATATCGTTTAAAAGCATCAGGATCATCTCCTGTTAATCTTGCTATTGTACCTGTCATTAACCCACCAAACAATGCCGCAGATCCTGTCATCATTAAACCTTCACCTTCTGGTTTTGTAGGGTCAAGTTTTGATGCAACATATTGACTTGCTCCTTCAGCTAAACCTACTTGTAAGCCACCTCTTGCGGCGTTCATTAAAAACATATTATGTCTTATGCCAAATATAGGTATTGCTGTAATAGGATTAATTAAGGCTGACGCTAAATAAGTACCAATACCTGCATCAGCTATATTATCTCGTCTTTCTTGATTTCTATCTATTCGTTCTTTAATTCTTTGTGTTTCTTTAGGATTTGCTGATTCTGTAAATTGGTCTGCGTGATGTTCATATCCTTTAATTTCGCCAAAAGGATTGTAGTTTGGATCAAATGCACCAACACGACCTCCTGTTGCAACTTCTTCTATTCTTTCTACTGTTTGACCTATGCCTTCAAGCATTACTATATCAACCATATCTCTAAATAAACTTTGATCTACAGTAACATCAGTTGATCTAGGTAGTATTGGCCTTGTTGATTCTTGTATATTATCTATATTTTGAAATAAATTTGCACTTTCTTGCACCTGTTGTTTTTGTTTAGGTGTAGTTACATTTAATTCATAATCAGATAAAGGTTTTTGTATCATTTTTTATTTCTATATTTATATAAAATATTATTATAAAATTTAATATATTCTGGTAAATCATTAGTAAAACCTAATTGGTCATAAATAGCTTGTACACTATCTATTGTACCTTCATCTTCTACTATTGCCGCAATTCGTTCTCCTGTACCTTTTATTAATAATTGTTTTTCGTAATCTGAAATTTCATATTGTAAATGTTTTCCATATATATCATTAAAAGGGTCAAGAATAACTTGTGATCTACCTGTTTCATCCATAACAGGATCAACTAATCCTTCTTCATCTCGTATGTGTAAAAAATATTTCATTGTTAACGGATTGCTTGTTGGTAATGTTTCAATACCTCTTACTGCAGGTACAACAATAAATTCTGCTTCATCATATGTAAGTGGTCGTTTTTCACCTCCATACATATTTGCTCTATCTTCATTCCAATTATCTCTATAAACATTATACATATAAGATTTTAAATATGATGAATCTTTTTCCATTGTTTCAGGATTAAGTATTGCAAAATTTTCTATTGGGTACATACCAAGCGACTCTTGATTTTTTAAACCTTCTGATCCTGTAGCTCCAAATTTCGTAAGTCCATATATGCCCTGTTTTGCATAACTTGTAAGTAATTTTTCTGCTTGTTTTTGTATTTCATCTTTTCGTAATGTAACACCAATATTGTTTTGTAAAAGAGTATCTCGTATTAATTTATTAAATTTATATTGGCTGCTTTTTGAAAAAAATGTTGCTCCCGGTAATTCTACACCAAATACATTTGTATCTACATCTAAATCTTGTACTGCGGCTTTTATGCCTTGGTCTACTCTATCTTTTATTAATGTTAGTTTTTCATTATCTCGTGTTATTTCTTCTTGGAATACTTCATATTCATTTTTTGTTTTTAAATTTTGTAATGTTAACTGCCCACCTAATCTAAGATTATTTATATTACGAAGATAACTATATGTACTTGATCCTATATCTGCCGGCATAAGATCAACCATATAATTTTGATATTTAGAAGCATCTTCAAGATATCCTTGTAGCCATTCTACATCACCTGACCATATTTTATCATTTAACATTGTTTTAACTCCAGATGGAATATATTTTGTTGCAAATAACATTTTGTAGTCATCAGGATTGTTAATATCAAATTCTTGTCCTGTTGTTGGTAATCCTAAAGATTCTCTTAGTCCATCAGCACTTGCTATTCGTTCTGTTAATTTTTGGCTATCTAATTTATCCATTAATTGTTTTGCTCTAAAATTTGTAATTACTTCTTCACCATTTTTAATTGCTTCTATACCTAAAGATATCTGATTGTTAGAGTCATCATTATCTATAGCATCTTTCATAATACTTAATCTTTTTTTAACAACATTATTTAAAAATGTTTTATTTTGACCTGTAAGTGTACCCATTGATTTTTGAAAGTCTGCTAAAGTAATTGTTGTATCAAATCCACCTTGTTGATGTTCAGGCGAATATAACTTTGCATCACCAACACCATTAATTAACAATTCAAATGCTTCTAAATTTTTAGCAAACTTTTTTTGATTTACTACTTGTTGATTAGCAACAGATAATGGATTCATAAAATCACCATAGGTTTCAAAAAATTTTACAAGGTTTTGCATATTGTTTAAATCATTTTTGTAATGTATACGTGCATAACTTGATATATCTTCAAATTCTAATGCTTCGTTTGCAAAATCTTGTTCAAGTATTGTTTTAGCTACATTTATTTTTCCTGCAATAAGTGCAGATTCTATCTGTTCTTGTGTGCTTTTAGTATATGCTTTGTATTCTTCATTCCTTCCTTGTTCTTGTATGTTTAAAAAATTAGCTTCTGTTTGTTGTTTATATTTATTTGCAATATTATTAATATCATCTTCTAATAATGCTTTATATTCATTAGGAAATGATTTTTGTGTTGCTTCAATTATAGGTTCTATTTGTAATGCAAATTCATTTGGATCACTTCCTTTTTCAAAACGAACTCGTTTATATACAGCATCTAATTGATCATCAAAAAATGAACCAACTTCTTTTTTTATTTTAGCTAAAGCAAATTTGTCATACTTTTGTTTTGATTCTGTAAATAAAAAAGTAGGTACATTAATTGGTTTTGGTTTTTTAAAAGTATAATTTTCTCCATTTGGTTTTTCTAAAGTAACATCTTCATATTCAATAGAAAAATCTTCTATTTCTTTTTGTGCCCTAAATATATCAATACCTTGTGCACCTTTTCTTAGACCTTCAGCTAATACTTGTCCTGCTTCACTTTGAACTTTATATGCTCTATCTAATGCACGAGATACCTTTTCTTGCCCAAATTGGGAAGTTACACCAATTTGTGGTGCGTATTGAGTTTGTTGTTTGTATCGTTCAGCCATAGTTTATGTCATAAAAGTTTTTATATCGGCGGCAGTTGAAAATAAACTTCCTACAGCTTCACCTGCTTGTCCTATTAATCTTGTGCGTCGTGCAGATAATCTGGCTTGTCCTTCTATCTGTGCGGCTTGACCTTCATATATTGATTGTCTAGCACCAAACATAGCTTGTTGTGCTCTTTCTAATCCCATTAACCTATTATAATTTAAATCTTTTTTTACTAATTTTTTATTACCTTCTAAAAATGCTCCATAGGATGGTGAATTAATATCTGCTCCACTAACAGAAAATGCCGCATAATTTTTTTTCTTTAATCTTGCCGCATCTTCTTTAATTTTATTAGCTTTTTGTTCCATAGCAAGAATTTCAGCTTGTGCTCTTTGTTCATACATTTTTTGTTTTTCTTGAGCCATTCTAGTTTGTAAATCCATTTGTGCTTTAATGTAATCACTTTCATTACTAAACATATTGGCAAAAAAACTAAATACTGCTCCACACATTAGAAATATACCTCCGAAGTTATAGCCAATATTCTAAAAGGCACAGGCACAGTTTGTGTTATAGAAACAAAAGGAGTTTGTGTATATCCTAATGTATGTATATCTTTTTTTCCTGTATATCCTACCATTTGTAATCCATTATCATTAAGCAATACATCATTAGTATTTACTTGTAAATTATATGTTTTAGATAATTCCAATATAGTTTTACCTATTTTACGAGGATAACCATATGTAGATCCTAAACCTCTTATTGGTTGAACAGAATCAATAGGTAGTGTTTCTATTTCAACTGTATAGTTTAATCCTATATCACACGCACTTGCCGGTAATTGAAAATTAACTACCCCTCCTGACGATACTGTTCCTGAACCATAGTATCGTATATCATCTTCTTCATCAGATCCAGATGTAGCGTGTACAATTTTTCCACGTAAATCAGGGTTAGCATTAAGTCCTGTAAACACACGACTTGTTGTAAATTCTATTGTAGCATTATCAGATGCCGAAACTGTTTGATCAATAACAACTATATATTCACCAGAAGTTCCTGTAGCATTTGCACTTTGTATTATATATTCTGTAGAAGCACCACCAATCTTAAACTTTTCTCCTGTTGTTGGTGCATTGGCAAAACCATCTAGTGTAAGTTGTCTACTTGACGTTACAGCACCATTTACTAATACTGTGCCGTGTGGCTGATATGATCCCGATAATATTTTACTTACTGAACAATCTGTGGGCAAGGCAAATTGAGAATTAGATATTTGTTCTAAATAATATTTATCTGCACCATTTACTGTTCTTTTAACAACAGTATATAAAAAAGAGGTAATACCTGCTGTTGATAAAAAACTACCATCTGTTTGCCATATTACCCATCCTGCTAGTTTTTCTTGTCTTTGTGCAGAAAATACACCTAGTGACCCATCATCATTTGCAAATAAAATAAACTGTTCTGTCTTTGCTCCTGTTGATTTTATAATACCTGTATCTGTAGGATTATTAACTGCTTGTGGTGATAAGAATGTTAATACAGTTGGAACATAATCTTCCGTAGCTGTATTATAGAAAAACTCTCTTACAGTTTTACCATTAGGTTGTACAAATATTGCCGCACCATCAAATAGTCGTGGCATACATTTTTGGGTAGCACCTAAACTAGATTGTCTTTCTAATTTTAAATCTGATGGTGTAAGTGGTCTACCTACTTGTGGTTTAAGATAAAACTCACCTGTACTTGTAAATATTTCTAAATGTTTACCAGATACTAAATGTCGTATTTCATTAATTTGATCAGATGATATAGCAATCTGTATAGAGTCTGTATCCTCACCTTCTCCAACATCAAAGTTAAAAAAATCTGCTGTTTTGCTACCGGCAACAAAATCACTTATTGATCCACCTGCAAAAAATAATCTTTGTTGATGAAATTTACACGTAGTAGGATAACCATTATAATCACTATATACTTGCTCATCCCATTGTTTTGTTGGTGGGTGTCCTATAATTCTTACATTAGTACCTCCTCCATCTGCCGAATCCCCTCCTGTATCACTTGCACCTGCTGTGTAGGTATATCTATCGTCATCTAATACAGCTATAGTAAATGTGCCATTTAAATTACCTGCCGCTAATCCATCACCATCTTCATTAAGTATAGATTCTGCACCTTCTATAGTTACACTAGCACCATTTGCAAAGCCGTGTGCAGGATGCAATACTGTAACTGTACCACTTCCTTCTTGACTTTTAAGAGGGTCATCATCTAATTCTATTCTTACATTTTTTTTTAATGTAGCTGTTACTGTTGTTGGATTGGTATAGGCAGTAATTAATAATTCAGATCCGTGATATCGTATGCGTGTTCCTACCATAGTTGCTGAAAAGTAATCTGCACTTGTAGTACAGGTAACACCTGTTTGTGCTGTTGTTTGATCAATATCTAGTGTAATAGAATCTTCAGCAAATTTAAAATATGGTTGATAAACTTGATCTTGGTTTGTACTTTCTTTAAATGCAAAATCTGTAATAGTAAATGTTGTTGCTCCTGTTCGTGTAATTATTTTAGGTTTAAAATCATTGTGAGTAATTATCATTGTATCGGCTTGTTGCGTATAAGTAAGTTCAAATAGATTACTTGTAGTCCACGCACAGCTTGTAAAACTTTGCAATAAAGTACCATTAGTAGAAAAAATTTTACATTTAGTATTTTGGAATGCAATTATATATTCTTGATCTTCATTAAATATAAATGGTTCTATCCTAGTAGTTTCACCTAAATCATATCTAAACAAAGTACCTTGTCGTCTTTCAACAGGGCCTTGATTTAAAACAAAAACATTTCTAGCTTTTTTAAGTGATTGTTGAAATGCGGCTATATCAGTTCGTGATATAACAGTTTCATCAACTTCTCCACGAGTAAAACTGTTTTGGTGTACACGTTGTATTGCCATTCATTAACTACTGCTACTTGGTACAACTGCTCTAATACCATCTGCAGTTCCTCTATTTCTTACTTCTATGAGTAAACTTGTATTTAATTTTCTTGTAGTTTGTGTTTGTGATTCTGTACTACGTGCTAGTAATAATTGTTGTTGAGCACGTCTTTGATATAGTGTAGACAAATTATCATTTCTTGCTATTGCACCTGCAAATAAACTAGCAAGTTCAAATACAAGGGCTTGTACAAAATAGTCTGGTAATTCTGCTTCGTGTGGTTGATATGTGTAATGACATACGACAGTATCGTTAGTGCTTGTATTTGTAAATAATTCTTCGTTGTATCTATCAAATACAATAACATTATCCGAAACTGTTAATGTGTGTATTAATATTGCATCATTAGGTATTTGATATGCAGAATCCCATTTATCTAAAGGATTGGTCGCAAGTTTAGAAAGTTGTGCTTGTTTAGAAGCAAATCTCCATCTAGCTTTTGTTAACATAGAACGTAATGTTGTTTCATATAGTTGATTGGCAACCTTGCTTTCTGTTGTATTGTCAGTAAAAGAAGCAATAGTGTTTGCTCCAATTAAAACTAATCCTTGATTACATATATCTATTTTACTTACCATAATTTAAATATCGGGGGAGTTGCCTCCCCCAATACCCTATGTACCATTAATACAAGTAACTGTAGCCGCCGCTGTTGCACTTGATACAACAAGGACATCTACTGTTCTTGTGCCACCTGTAGACCCAACAGCAATGATTACATCATTCTGTTTAAGCTGATTGGTAGCATTGTTAAAATATCCAGATCCTGCAATAGTACCTACAGCATCTGCAGAGTTGTAGAGATAAACATTCTGATCTCCACCACCTGCAATCTTTTTTAAGTTTGCTTGAGTAAAAGCCATTAGTTTTCTCCTATTCTGTTATTTGACATTCTATAGCACCATCATTGTCAATCATCACAGCACCCATAGACATATATGAAGTGATTAGATTACTGACCTTTTCAGGAATATAGTTTACTTCAGTTCTGATATCAGCACCCATAGCAAGACCAACTGATGATCTATGCCACGCATGACAATCTCTTGTAGTACCAGAAAGTGATAATCCAGAGAATGAGAACCATAAAAATCCTAACCATCTCTTAGCCGTCATACCACCTGCATATGGTAATTCTTTTTCACCAATATACTCTGCTCTTGAAAACTGATCTATTTGTAATAAATCAGCCCAACCTGCAGAAGATACAACAAAGTATCTCTGACCATCATCAGGCACATCTGCTTCACCAAATGCTTCGTAAACTGTTAGGGCTTTAGCAAGTGTTAATGCCGCAGACCCGTGTGCTACGTTGTTACTATTTGACCCTGCATCAAGTACATCAACAATTAGTTGGTCTGTTTTTCTACCTAATGCCGCCGCCGCTGATTGAGAAAGTACTTGTCTTTCATCAATGTTAGTTTTCAACTCATCTAATCTATCAACATAATCTGCCGCATAGTAATCAGATAGAGTTACGTCAACTGTATTGTGCGTGATTTCCATAGTCGGTACATTTGCGTGTCTTGACTTTTCAGTCGCAGACCCTTTGCCCACCTTCTGGAATCTTGCTTGGTTGCCTTTTACATTATTAAGCTGTCTTACTGTATTTCTCAGTTTAGAACCCATACGTTGGTATGCCATATGTACTTCAGATTCAAACTGCTTAATAAAGGCAGTAGTAATGGAAGTTGCCATTCCTATCTCCTATTTAGTTAATATTACAGTTTATGAATTGTCCGTAGAATTCTGATTAAGGGTTCTCCAACGTGGGCCACACACATCATCTATGGGTTCACCATTAAAACCTTTCGGTTCTATATAAAAATACTTCATTTTTACACGTTTGACAAGTAGGGGTCTATTAGAAATTGTAAAACCCATATATTTAACCCAACGTAATGTTTTTTCTTGTTCTTCTGTAGCTACATTCCACAAGTAAGAATAATGACTTGCCAACCAAGTAAACACTCTTTTTTGATGTCGCATATACCTATAATTAGCAAAAGGTTCTTCTGTGCTTAACCACCAAGCTGTACCTTTTTTTTCGTTATCCATTGATGAACAACAACCAAACATTGCTTCTATTGTACCATCATCTTGATATACACCAAACGTATAAACATTAGGTCTATTAATACGAAAAGGATAGAGTAAAGTCCATAAAGGGTCTTTACCCATAACAGCTAATTCAAACTTATCTGTTTGTTTTATTTTTGGTGCAAGTTCAAAGCAATCATCAGGGATTGCTATATCCATATACATTATCTATATAATCTCTGAAACGCATCATCTACTTGTCTTACAAATGATTCATCTCTTTCTTTAGGATCAAAGTAACGAGGATCTTTCATCATACTTCTAACATCTTCTAATGATAATTTATTCATTGGTTCTGATTGCTGTCTTGAAATATTTTGTTTTTGCATATCCATAACTTTTTCTAATATTTCAATACCTCTTGCTGATTGTCCTAAAGTTGTTTGTATATATTCATAATCATCTGCACCGAAGTGACTTTGTGCAAACGAATCAACCGCATCTATACGCAGTTGTGCATTTTCACCTAATTTTTCAATTTCATCATCTAAATTAGGTGCGTAATGATTTTGTGCAGTAATAAATTTATTAATACCATCTTCAAACATTTCTTGGTTATACGCATTATTTACACAATGATCTTTCCACCAATCAAACAATGGATTTTCTACTACATCTTCTTCTGTTATAGTTTCTGGAAGTGCAGGTAAAGCATATTCTTCAGGTACTTCTGATTCTGCTTCTTCTGATAATTCATTTATAATTTCATCACGCAGTTCGTCTTTTTTTCCTCCAACAAACTTCTCTAAATGTTCATTTGATTTTAACAATTCATCTGTGCGTATTTCTCCTGTATCTGCATTCCAAAACTTTTCAGGCACATTTTCTGGCCTTTCATTTGAAATTGTTTCACGTGGAACATCTGACTCTATGGGTTGTGGTTCTGGTTGAGGGTCTTGTGTAATGTTTTCAGGTACAGGTTCTTGATTTTCTTCAGCATTATCTGACATCTTGTTTCTCCTTTACTATACGTTGACTTCGCCCTTTATTAAATCGTCTTTGCATTAGTCCAACAATATATCGCTGTCCTTCAAGATGGCGTAGAGACGCATCAGATATTTCTGACCCTGCTACTGATTCAATAGTTATTTGACGTAAATAAGACAAAATAGCTTGTGCATCTTCTCTTTTAAACACACTTTCAAATAACGTATTGATTCGTTCTTCTTCTTGGGGATTTCTTTCAAAGTTGTCCAAACCAATTATACGATTGGGCTTTGTGGTTTTCATTCTACTTTTATATCACCCTGTAAATGATTTTGCAATATCTGATGCTTGTTTTGGATCAATACCTTGTTGTTGCATATTAGCACCCATTTGTTGTAATTGTTGCCCTGCTTGTATCATTTCTTCATCAGAACGTATTAATTCTTCTGGAACACCTAGTTTCTTAGCTATAAATTTAGCCATATCTTGTTGTTTAATTAATAGGTTTGTAATCTGTGGCCCTACCCTGCCTTGCAACATTGCAACAAAACGATCTATTGTTGCTACATCTTGTTGTTGCTGTGCTTGTGCTAATGGCGAAGATGATCTAATTTTAATTTCTCTACCATTAACAGTAGGTATGTTTATTCTTCCTTGTTTTTTTAAAATATAAATTACTCTTTGTAGTACAGGATTAACAAGTTCAGCTTGTAAACGACCAAATGCCGCACCTATTTGACGAGATAAATCTGCCATACGTTCTGCTACTTCTGTTGCTGACATTGGAGTTTTCTCATTTGGGTTGCCTAACATATCATTATATAAGGCCTTTTTAATATTTTGTCGCATATCTCTTATCACTAAATCAGATACTTGAAAGTTACCCGCAGGTGCGACAGGTGTTAGACCGCTACTACCTACAGCTTTTGGTATGATTGTTCCGGGAATTAATTGTATATTATCTACATTAATAACGCCATCATCTTCAACTTGATACATTCCCGATATTGCCATTTGTGCATTTTCTAATATTAATTCTATAACTAAATTAGCTGTTTTAATTGCAGGTAAAGCTAATTGAAGTGGGCCTCTACCATACACTTCTCCTGCACATTTACTCCATCTATAAATAATAAAAGGATTAGATCCTATACCTTTAAATGTATCGTTAAATAATTCAGCTTGATACATTTCTGATATTACACAGTATTTATATTCTTCCTCTTTTCTATTTTCATAATCTCTATATACAACTTCAATAACTTTACAATCTTTATCAGGATTCTTACTCATTTCTTCCATCATACGTTCTGGTATTTTTGCGTTAGGATATGCAACAGTTATTTGTTTAAACTTAATATATCGTTCTCTAAATACGTGATCTATTTTATCATCATATCCAGAATCTAATAATACCTGTGGTAAAGGAATAGAACGAAAACGTACAGGTTGTACAGCATCACCTTCTTCTACAAGCAATACTCCTGTGCCTACAGCACAATCTAAAAATGTTTCGTGTACTTCTTGAGAAAAATTAGAGTTTTGTAATATCTCAAATATATATTCTGTAACTTGGTCAAGGTTTTCATTTACAGCTTTTTGTTGGTCTTTTGGTATTTCTGTGCCAGATGTTAAATCAGCCCACCTTGCATAGTTAGGAACTATACCTGCTTGTAATCGTGAAGCAAATTCTTGTACACCTACTACGGCAGTTTCATCAAATATAGATTCACTTCTTCTTTTTGCTATGCTTTCAGAATAAAACGATTCACGTTGAGGTAGTGCATATTCATAGCAATCTTCAAAGATAGGTGTCCATTGATCTTTAATAGCTTTCGCTTTACGATAACGTGCTAATAGTTGATTTACTTTTGATTCAGATAAATCAATAGTAGCTTGTGGTTTAACATCTACAACCATTATACTCCTAGAGTTTGTCTAGTTTGTATATCCCCACTTACCATAAACCCTTGTCCGCTTTTTCTACCAGAAAGTAAAGAACGTCTACCTCTTTTTCCTGATAAATCGGCAACACTTTCTTGATATGCTTCATCTTTCTGTTTTGCCTTTTCAGCTAACTCATTACGCCTAGCTTCTGCTCTTTGTTGGCGTAATGTTTTTTCATAAGGGCTAGGTGGTGGTGGTGGTGGTGGTGTATATCCGCCTCCGCCTCCGCACATAGTTTACCTCCTTCTTTCATAAATGTTTTTAGGTTGACCACTAAAAACATCAAAATTACGTTTCGCTATTATAGGTTTACTATATTTCGTTCCAATCGTCAACGACCTACCCTCACCTGCACCTAATAATAAATATTGAAGTGCATCGTGAATGTGTGAAAATCTGTTCTTATTTGGGCGTTCATCATAGCGTTCTCCCGATACTTGTAGTCTTCTATAGTGATATCCTCCTGCAAATCCTCTAATTAAATTAATGCAATTTTTATCTATAAGAATACCAGATTCACCATCTACCATTCTTGTTAATGTAGCATTTACACTTTCTAATCGAAGTGTTACATCATTACTTGGTGCGGGTCGGGCAGTTATACCTTTACCTCTTAATATTTGAAAAGGTGTGTTTTCATCTGTTTGTACTCTATGATCACCGGCAGGATCGCCAAATATATAAAATGGTCTAGGGTGATACTTTGCCATAGATTGTTTCATTAAGTCAGAAAACTTTACTATACCCATATCTTCAGCTACAAGTTCTTCTAATACTATCCATCTTGTTCTTATTTTTTGTGCAAATACACAGGCGGGAGTTAATCCAAAATCTATACCCATATAGATTGGTAAGGATTCGGCAATAGCTAATTCACCTTTAGCTACGTGTACATCTTGTCTAAATGCTTCATAAACAGGTTTGCCATCTTCTACCTGCCCAAGTTTATTTAATACATATACATCTATCCACGATTTTGTTTTTCCTCTAATTATATTTCTATAATAATTCTGTGTAAGGTTGTTTTGATTTTCCGATTGATTATAATTTTTATATTCAACCACCTGATTGTTTTTGTCTTTAACTTCCTCCATAGCAGGTGGTTGATTAAA